GGATTTTAAACAAATGAAAGAACAACTAAAAAGATTAAGACATGGCAAGTAAAAAAATACTTATACAAATACAAGTAGGTGCTAAAGATGCTAATATTGCCGTAGCTAATGTAGAAAAAGCTATGCAAGGTTTGAGTGATGCTCAAATTAAAGTTAATAAAAACACAAAAAATAACACAGCATCAGCAGGTTTACATAACGCTATATTAATGGAATCAGGTCGTTTAGCATCTGACCTTAATTATGGTTTTACTGCTATAGCAAACAACTTAGGTCAATTATTTAGTTTATTTCAAGCTAGTGCAAATAGTGCTGAAGGATTAGGTGCTGCGTTTAAAAAATTATTATCTGTACAAGCTTTATTTTTAATAGGAGGACAAATATTAATACAAAACTTAGATAAAGTTACAACTTTCTTTAAAGATGTAGTTTTTGGAATAGAAGATTTTGACAAAATATTTAATAAAGCATCTGATACAGTAAAAGAAGTTAATGGTAATTTTGAATTATATATAGCAACTTTAGAAGATGTTACAAAAAGTGAAGAAGAAAAAAAAATAGCTATAGAAGAATTAAATGATGAATATCCTGATTATATAGATAGCTTGCAAAAAGCAAATGTTACATTAGAAGATGTTAAAAACAAAACTAAAGCTGCAAGTATTCAAAACGATTTATATAGAGATTCTATAATGGAACTTGCAATAGCCAGAGCAGCAGAAAATGAAATAGAAAAAATATCATCAGAAATACTACAAGCTGAAATAGATTTAAAGAATGACCAGCTTGAACTAGGATTTAAAACTGAAAGTCAAGTAAAAGAAAGAATAAAACTATTAGATGAGCTTATAGCTGCTGAAAAATTAGAGAAAAAACAAGTAAGTGATGCCACTGATGCTTATGGTGGATTGGGTGCTGCTGGAGCAAACTTAACTAAATCAATGACAAGCACTTTGGCTGGGTATGAAGCAGAAAAAGCTGCTTTAGAAGGAACAGCTAAAGCTTATGGTGGATTAAGTGAAAGTATAACTGAAAGAATTGATAGATTAAAAGAAGAAAGGGAAAGATATTTAGATTTTGTAAATTTGAGAAAAACACAAGTAAAAGAAGATGTTGCTGTTGAAGATGAATATACTAAAACTAAAATAGGAAATGTAGATAAAGAAATAGCTGCAATTAAAGCTTTAGGTAATATTAGAAGTAAGTTCTTTAAGAAAAACCAACAACAAGACGTTAAAGATAAAGAAACTGCTTTAGAAAAATCTGAATTACAAAGAATACAAGCATTAGCTGAAGTAGATGCTATAGAAGGCAATGAAATAGCTAAAAGACAAGCAAGGTTAGAAATAAATGCTTTTTATGATAAAAAAGATATAGAAGCGGCTAAAGAAACACAAGAAGCAAAAGAAGAAATTGATAAGCTTGAAGCAGAATCTAAACTTGAAGCATTAGATAACATTGGTAAAGGATTAATGTCGGCAGCAAAAATAGCTGGTGAATCTACTGGTGCAGGAAAGGCATTAGCTGTTGCAGGAACTTTATTTTCAACTTATTCAGCAGCACAAAAAGCTTATGAAAGTCAATTAGTACCTCTTGACCCAACCTCACAAGGTAGAGCAATTATAGCGGCAGCTGCTGCCACACTTGCTGGGTTGGCAAATGTAAAAGCAATTTTGTCTGTAAAAGCAAAGGGAATGAAAGAAACTTCTGTAACAGGAGGTGCGGCAAGACCAGTTTCAGTACAGGCACCTGACTTTAATGTGGTAGGACAAGGAAGTGCTAATCAACTAGGTCAAGTTATAAGCGGACAATTTGGACAACCATTGAGAGCTTATGTAGTAAGTGGAGACATAACATCAGCTCAAGAATTAGATAGAAGTATAACAACAGGAGCAACAATAGGTTAATTATTAAAATAAATTCAATATGAAAATAGTAGAACTACTTATAGACGAAGAACAAGAATTATCTGGAATAGAAGCTATATCTATTGTAGATGAACCAGCAATAGAAGAAAACTTTATTGCATTGTCTAAACAGCATGAGATAAAACTTGCTGAAGTAAATAAAGAAAAGAAAATATTAATGGGTGCTGCCTTAGTTCCTAATAAAAACATCTATAGAAAAAGTGGTGAAGATGAGTATTATATATTCTTTAGTGAAGATACAGTAAGACAAGCATCTCAATTATTCTTAATGAGAGGTAATCAAAACAAATCTACTTTAGAACATCAAGCTGAACTGCATGGTTTATCCGTTGTTGAATCTTGGATTATAGAAGATGATGTGCATGACAAGTCAAGAAAGTATGATATGGATTTACCTATAGGTACTTGGATGGTTTCTATGAAAGTAAACAATGATGATGTTTGGAATGATTATGTTAAAACAGGTAAAGTAAAAGGATTCTCTATAGAAGGTTATTTTACTGATAAAATAGCTATGAGTAAAATAAATGAAATAAACAATGAAGAAGAAGCTAGAGAGATATTATTAGAGATTGCCAATTCAATACTAGATAACAAGTATGAATTAAAAACTTATAGTGATTATGGAAGTGGTGTAAGAAACAATGCTAAAAGAGGTATTGATTTAAATGAAAAAGTAAACAATAAATGTGCAACTAGCGTAGGTAAAGTAAGAGCTCAACAATTAGCTAGAGGAGAAAAATTATCTGTATCTACAATTAAAAGAATGTACTCATATTTAAGTCGAGCAGAAACATATTATGATGAATCTGATAGTAAAGCTTGTGGAACTATATCTTATTTATTATGGGGAGGTAAAGCAGGATTGAATTGGTCAAGAGGCAAACTTAAAGAGCTTGGTGAAATAGAACTTAACGACCCTTGTCAAGAAGGATATGAGCAAATTGGAATGAAAGATAAAAACGGAGTATTAGTGCCTAATTGTGTGCCTAAACAATAACTATGAAAAAAACAAATGAAACTGTAGGAAACGCTGTTCCAAGTGGCAGTAGAAGAGGTTGCATGTGTAAAGACGGCACATACTCAAGAAAGTGTTGTGATGGAACTTTAAGAAGTCAGGGTATTGGAAAAACAAGAGCTGAAGCACCAAAATCTAATATGTATAGAGTTGAGTTTTGTACAGGTGGTCATAAACATAATGTTTGGTCAGACACAATATCTTTAGTTGTTGGAAATATTTATCATTTAACATTAAAAAATAGTCATCACACAGGATGTTATACTGTTCTTAGAACAACTACAGAAGTTGGACTAGAAATTGAATCTGTTAATGTATATGATAATTGTTCAGCTTGTCTTGCTGCAAACTAAAAATGTAACAACCTTTTTACATACAGTTATTTAAGTAAGATAAATTAATTTAATAATCGAAATTTATGGAAAACACTAAAGCTACATCAATTTTGAACGACATCATGGAAAAACTATCACTAGTTAAGAAAGATGAAGTAAAAGAAGTTGAAGTGAATCAAGAAGTAAATCTTTCGGAACAAATTAAAGAAGAAGAAAAATTATCTCAAGAATTAACAGAACTTGCCTGCCAAGAAGAAGTTAAAGAGGAATTATCTACTGAAGAAGTTGTTTCTGAAGAATTACAAGAAGAAGTTCCAGTTATAAAGGAAGCTTCTCAAGAAATTGAAATGGATGAAACTAAATACGTTGGGAGAGACGAGTTTGATTCTAAAATCTCTGAATTAAAAGGATTGATTGAGGAAATGAAATTAGGTTACGGTGAAGAAAAACTATCTATGCAAAACAAAATAGAGAAGTTATCTGCTGAACCAGCTTCAGAACCAATCGCACACAACCCTGAAGGGGAAGTAAAACAAAACTTTAAATCTTATGGTCAAAACAAAGTAATGAGCACTAGAGATAGAGTAATGAACAGAATTGCTAATTTAAAATAAACTAAAACAAAAACAATTAAAAAATGGCTACTACTACATCAATTACAAGTACTTATGCTGGCGAATTTGCAGGCAAGTACATTTCTGCTGCTTTATTATCAGGTGTTACACTTGATAGAGGTGGTATTGAAATCAAACCAAATGTAAAGTTCAAAGAGGTAATCAAAAAGATTGCTACTGATTCTAACGTAATCAAAGACGCAACTTGTGACTTTACTGATACTGCAACTATTACATTAACTGAAAGAATCCTACAACCAGAAGAATTCCAAGTAAACCTAGAGCTTTGTAAGAAAGACTTTAGAAGTGACTGGGAAGCTGTATCTATGGGATACTCTGCTTTTGACAACTTACCTCCTAAATTCAGTGACTACTTAATTGGTCATGTTTCTGGATTAGTTGCTGAAAAAACAGAAAACAACATCTGGTCTGGTGTTAACGCTAACGCTGGTGAATTTGATGGGTTCTCTACTTTAATGGCTGCTGACGGAGATATTATTGACGTTGCTGCTGGAACTGTAACTTCTGCTAACGTAATTGCAGAGCTAGGAAAAATAGTTGACGCTATTCCTTCTGCTTTATACGGAAAAGAAGATTTATACATCTATGTGTCTCAAAATATTGCTAGAGCTTACGTAAGAGCACTAGGAGGATTTGGAATCTTAGAAAACGCTGCTGGAAGTGAAAATGTATCTAGCATTGGAGCTAACGGTGTATCTAATCAAGGTACTATGTGGTGGCAAAATGGAGCATTATCTTTTGATGGTGTAAAATTATTTGTTGCTAATGGACTTGGTGACAATAAAGCAGTTGCTGCTGAAAAATCTAACTTATTCTTTGGAACAGGTCTTTTATCTGACCACAACGAAGTTAAGTTGATAGATATGGCTGACCTAGACGGTTCTCAAAACGTAAGAGTTGTTATGAGATTTACTGCTGGAGTACAGTACGGAATAGGTTCTGATATAGTTCTTTATTCTTAATAAATTAAATTAACCAAAAATTAGGGTAGGTAGGTAAATATCTGCTTACCCTTTTTTTATAATAAATAATAAAACTATGGCTTGTGGATTAAATATAGGTAGAAAAGAACCTTGTAAAGATGTCGTTGGTGGTATTAAAAATGTTTATTTTGTTGACTTTGGAGACTTAGGTACGGTTACTAAAACCGATGATGAAATAACAGATATGACAGGAGATTCTAGTAACAATTTAACAGCTTTTAAATATGAAGTTAAAGGAAATTCATCTTTTGAGCAAAATATTACCGCATCAAGAGAAAACGGAACTACATTCTTTGAACAAACATTGAATCTTACACTACACAAATTATCTAAAGAAGATAATAAAGAATTAAAATTATTAGCTTACGGAAGACCTCACGTTGCTGTTGAAGATTATAACGGTAATGTGTTTTTAATGGGTTTAGAGCATGGTGCTGATGTATCAGGAGGAACTATTGTAACTGGAGCTGCTATGGGAGATTTAAGTGGTTACACACTTACTTTGTCTGCTATGGAAAGAGAACCATCTAACTTTATGGAAGTTCTTTCTACTGCTGCTACTTTTCCATTCAGTGAATTTGCTGGATTATCAGGAACTGTAACTATTACAGAAGGTAGTAATGATTAATAATTAAATTTAATTAGGTGAAATTAAAGGGATACTTCGGTGTCCCTTTTTTTATGAAAACAAATTAAGTATTATTTGTTACTTATAATATGGTTATATTAACAACATCAACAGATGCTCAGAGTTTTAAGGTAATTCCTAGAAGTACACCAAGCTCGGTTACATTTCAATTAACTGACAAGTCTAAAAGAACCACAAGTGCTGTTTCTGTTACTGTAGCTAATTCTAACGGCTATATGACGCTTACAGGGAGCTTTTCTTTAGTTGAGGACAGGTTTTATTCATTTGTAATTAAAAGTGGCTCTACGATAATATATAGAGGTTCTATTTTCTGTACAAATCAAACTAATTTTAATACCTTTGATGTACACTCTGGAGAATACACTACAGAAAACACATACGATAACGATTTTGTAATAATATGAGAAAAGTAAATAAAATGGCAAAAAAAAGATACAATAACTCTTTGCCTAAAGTAGAAAAAGGAAAGATACACATAGTCAACATGTCATCTTATACAAGACCTGAAATAAAAGAACAATACAACAGAGATTGGGTAGAATATGGAGATGACAATAATTATTTTAGTTATTTAATAGATAGATATAACGGAAGCCCCACAAACAATGCCGCTATAAATGGTATTGCTGAAATGATATATGGTAAAGGGCTTGATGCTGTAGAAGAAGATACAAAGAGTAAAGATTACATAGAGATGAAAGAACTCTTTACTAAATCTTGTATGAAAAAAGTATGCTACGACTATAAAATGATGGGTCAGGCTGCAATTCAAATAATCTATTCTAAGGACAGGAAAAAGATTGTGCAAGTAGAA